ATCCGTTCTCGGAATCTGATTTTGTACGTGCAAAAAATTTCTTCAGAAGATATCAAGTAAACCCAGATGTATTTTCATATGCAGTTTACTTTAAAAAATATGGCATCCAAGATGGAGAAAGATTAGATAGTATTGCAGAAAAAGTATACAATGATCCCTTCATGGATTGGGTAATCATACTCACCAACAATATGATTAATCCTTTGTTTAGTATACCTCTATCAGAATATGAATTGAGAAAACATATTGAATCAAATTATGATAACCCATACTCAGCAATTCATCATTACGAAACAGTTGAAGTAAAAAATAGTCAAGGAACAATCGTATTGCGTGGGGGGTTGATTGTTGACGAAACTTTTTACTCATCTCCATTCAAGTATTGGAATGGCACTAGTGTTATTCAAGTTGCTGGTAACCAGATATCTTATCCAGTGACTGTATTTGATTATGAGTCCACAGAAAATGAAAAGAAAAGAGAAATCTATTTGCTCAAGCCAGAGTACATAGAACCTTTCATCACTGACTTCAAGAAGACAAATCTATACACTAAATCTTCTGACTACATCAGTAATGACTTGAAAAAAACTGGGGTATAAAAAAAGGGGGTCTCACGACCCCCTTTAATTTTATCAATCTTCCTCTGCCAGTCGGGCAAAGTAGCTGAGAGCATCATCATCATCTGAGTTAGAAGAAGAAACGGTCTCTGTACGCTCACGAGTTACGGTAGCAACAGGAGCTGGATCTTGTTCTTCATCAAATTGAGATTGACGAGTTGCTGGAGAACTACCAAGAACAGATTCCATACGAGTTTCCAATTCTTGATACGACTTGAACTGATCAGCAGCAGTAAATGCTTCTAGCGAATACTGTTGCTTCCAGATACGTTCCAGCTCTTCATCATCAGAATTGAGAGCTGCTGGAGAAGTGAACTCAGAACTATCATAGTTCCAGTAACCACCAACTGTCTTGATCTTGATCTTGAAGTTGGCACCTTCCCAGAAATCAAACACGTTAACTGGTGTTTCATCTTGGAACTCAGGTTGCATAGCAGCAAGAATCTTATCATGAATCTTCTTGCCATACTTGAAGAGCATTACATTGCCTTCGTTTTCTGGGTTCTTGGGATCAGTTACGACATAGATGTTGCTGTAATAAGAAAGCTTACGCTTACGATCACGAGCAGTTGCTTTGTCTGATTCAATACCACTGTTCCAAAGCTTAGAGTTGGCTGCACAAACTGGGCACTTATCACCATTGGTGGTGAGACAGTTATCAATTAGCCAGCCACCATTGCCTTTGAAAGCATGGGAATAAACCTTTGCCCAGGGTACGCTCTCACCATCGGGAGCGGGAAGGAAACGAATTACGGCATAACCGTTTCCTGAAGCGTCAAGCTCGGGCTTCCAGAGCCTACTGTCGGCACCTGATGTAGTGCTGGACTTCTCAAGTTCCTTCTGAAGGAATTCAAAATTGCTCTGCGACTTGCGCTTAAGATCTGTAAATGACATATGGATTTTTTTGGATAATTGGATTTGGCTTGTGTGACGCTGAATCACCTACTCATCATAGCACGGGCTCAGGGATGCGTCAACCCCCCTGAGCCTCTAATTGTTGCTTCATCTTGGTCACTTTGTCCAGAAGATCATCATACATAATGTTCATGTTATCATCTGGAGTAGCTCCCAACATTACCACAGCTTGTTTCATATTCTCAACCATTTCAATGGCTTCTGGGTCATCACTTAGACATAATCTAGTGTAAAAAATCTTTTGTTTTTCAATCAATTGTTCCATAACTTCAAAGTATTCCATCTTCTTTGCAGAAGATAGTACAGGGAAGGCAACCATAGATTGAAAGCAGAACCGTTGAAGTTCTGCCATTTCTTGAATGTCTCCACGAACAAGTTCGGATTTAAAAAAGTCAGACATAATCAAACAAGCATAAGTTTTGCTCTAGTGGTTTTCTTCATGAAGTTTAGACGCTGTGCATCGTACTTCAGTTTTTCTTTGAGTGGTTTAGAAATGAGTTTCGATACTGATTCTATTTCAATTTCATTTGATTCGCAGTAGTGAACAATAGCATCAATATAATTCATAGAATTTTCGTAAGCTATTTTCTCCACATCCTGCGAAAATTTCGCAGCTGTCATAAATTTATCCTCCAGTACTTCTTTCATATTTTTCTTCGTATTCTAGTATGTACTCTTGTAACTTAATAAAATATTCCTTTCTGACTGGCTGAATGCTTACTTGAGTATCACCGTTTTCACAGGCAATAATAGTAACCAATTGCTTTACTTTCAAACCGTACAGTTCCTGAAGCATACAAGCGTATGCTGTTTCCTGTACATAGTAATCATACAGATACTCTTCTTTCTTTTCCTCAGCGGAAGTTTTGAAGTCAATGATAGAAAGTACACCATTATATTCTGCGATGCAGTCAACTCGCCCAGCGATTCCTAAAAAATCAGAATATAATGCAGCTTCTTGTAAGTATATGTTATTTATATTATCAAGAATTTTACGAGAAGAATCAAACATAATCCAAACAAGCGGATACTCTCTGTATAAAGTATCATCATGTTCGTTGTTCATATAATTTTCTGCTAGTTTGTGGTAGCGATTACCTCTAGTAGCAGCTCGTGAAGAGATCTGTTGGGCTTTTGCTTTACCAACTCTTTCTCTCCACTTAGCAAGAACCTCTTGCTTCTTCGCATTATTACTAATCACGGTGGTGACTGACTTGTGCTTATTGCCAGTCGGCGTATTGTAATAACGCCGACCATCAATCATAACGGTATTCATTTCAATTGGTTTAATCAGACCAACATGATTAAAAATTTTCATTATAACCCCAAGTTAATTTTAGCGATTAGATAAGATTTGATGAGACCAGAACGAACGATGTCATCAACACCATACTCAACAAGAGAAAACTCTTTCATTTGTTGGAGGATACGTTGGAAATCAATAATGCCAGAACGTTCAGTAGTTCTTTGAAGATCTGACTGACTAGCATCACCACATAATATAATTTTTGTATCTTCACCTATACGAGTAATGATAGAATCCAACTCGTGAAAGTTTAGATTTTGGCATTCGTCAACGATAACAATAGCTTTATCTAATGTAGTACCACGAAGGAATGAGGTAGACCAGAAGCTAATAGTTTCTTGTGCCTTAAGATTCTCGTACAGCATGTCGAAGGCACCATCGTTAGGCATTTCAAACATGTACTTAACCATATTCTTGTAGGGAATTTGGTAAAGAGATGCTTTGTCTTCGTGAGTACCAGGAAGAAAACCAATTTCTCTGGTGGCAACTAGAGAACGCACCACGTATACTTTTTCATACGGGGTGGTTTCATCCAGAACATCACGAAGAGCAAGGTACAAAGCTAGGAATGTTTTACCAGTTCCTGCAGCACCATAAGCAAAGATGTTTTGACCTCTACCATACTCCTCATACATTATACGCTGGTTGTCGGTAAGAGGTTCGATGTTAATAAGATAATCAATGTTAATTGGTTTCTTTCTTTTCATTTGTTTGTTATTCATACCAACAACGTCAGGTGTATTTCTTTTTCTTGATCGGGGCATAATTGTTTATTGTGAGATTACCATTTGACACGAGAACCAGGAGCTTTCGATACCTTGTTCTTCATAATATCAGCCCATCCAGGATGGGTTTTGTTCATCTTGTCTTTCCATTCTCCAACTTCACCGACACCAGCACATCCTTGACTCCAATCTTTATCCCAGTCGGGATTATCTTTTTTCCATTGATCATACTCTAGCATTGACATGTAGAGTTCTTGGGTCTCCCCAGTTTCTTTATGTTTAACAGGATATGTAGGCATTAGATCCACTCCAAAGCATTAGCGACAGTTGGGAATTGTGTAGAGAAAATTTCCTTACACATCTCAGCAATTTCCATGTGCTCTTTTTGAGTACCGTTTGCTGAGCGTAGTTGTATATAGTGAATCCAAGAACGAACAGAACCAGTCATGTAAATTCTTGTCGGTACTGCCAAAGGAAGCACAAACCTCGAACATTCCTTAGCAATTCCAACATCAAGCATATCATCATATAGTTCTTGTGCTTCAGCAAACAGCATTCGGATTCGTTGCTGAAAAGCAATTACAAGTTCGGGATCAAGATCATCAATAGAATTCTGTCGATTCTTTGTATCCTGACGACGAAGTTCTGGCACAGGAATTTCTTCAGTCAGAAGATTAGTATCAGCATATCGTTGAGAAAATTCCTGATATGTGAAACTTCTGTGTCGAAGAATTTGAGCTGCTAGACCACGAGTAGTATTAATTTCCAGAGTCATGTGCGCCTGTTCAAACACACTCCAGTGACCGTGTTCAATACAATACTTAAGCAGTCCCGAGATCTTCGGGTTCTCCTGGTTGTTCGGATTGCTGACTCTCGCTATGTACGCCATCGCTTCCTCCGCTTTCGGAGTCACTGTCATCAACTTCACTGATTGTTGTTTCGAAAAGAGATGGATCGAGTTTGTATCCGAATCCACGATTTGCTCGCTCATATGCTTGTAAGTTTGTACGAAGTTTTTTAATTTGGTGACGACGCTTGAGAATTTCAACATGTTGTTCATAGGTATGGTTTGGGTTATCCAATGCTTTCGACAGCATTTTGGTAGCCCGTTTTAATGATGTCATAGAATCAAAATGGATTTGTACATATCATACCATAAAAAAAGGGGGGTGTCAACCCCCAGTTATTATCTCATTGCCATATGGAGTTGTGCTTCTTTGAGGCGCATCTCCTTCAACATTTTTTGTCTGATTAATATAAGTGCCATAGGTTTTCTCCTTAGTTGTTTAGGTTAAAGAGCGTTCCTTCAGTCGTCTTTTGCGTTCGCTATTTGAGAATAGCGAATGAACGTACCGTTCCGAGTCGGCTTACTTCCGTCCCATATAGGATGAACGTATTATAGTTATAATATTTTTTTTGTATTTTATGCTACCGTTGTACATAATCTATTTCATATGCCAATGCATTCAACTGCTCGATGATTATATCACAAGCAATCTTTGGATTTGAATCCCCACATGTAAACACATCTACTGCCGCTTCTTTTTTCTCTGGCCAAGTATGAATACTGATATGGCTTTCCGAAAGTAAACAAATAGCAGTGACCCCCTGTGGATTAAACTGATGGGATATTGTTTGCAATATTTGTGCTCCACATGCTATTGCAGCATTTTCCAGTAAATCTCTCAGAAAAAACTCGTTGTCTAATAGAGACAACGAGCAACCATACAAATTTAACAAGTAATGCTTTCCCATCTATCTCTTCTTTTTTTCTTCTTTTGTTGGTTTGTATCCCCAGAGTCTAGGATTTACTCTGCCTTCAGATTGTTTCCAACCTTTCAGACCTTCTCTATACTTATCCCAGTAGTAATCAAAAATTTCTAATTGTTTTTCAGGAATAACTAGATCGTATGCAATAGCTCCATCAATTTCATATGTGACGATGTATGCAGTGTATGGCAAACTTCTATCGTTTGCTAGTTCAGGATCACAATTTTGATGCAAGACTTGCATTAACCACGTCCCCCCCACTTAATTTGTGGAAATGCTTCTTCAACACAAGCACGGGTAATCTTATACTTTCTGCCAAGTGATTTATCTTTGACAAGTACAAGAAGGTTTGCTTCTTCTTCCTGAAGACCTTCGAGAAGTTGAATGAAAAGATTCTCTCTGGTTGTTGAATTGATCGAAGAGTTACCGCCCTTAAAGAACAAGTAAAGCTTACGATACTCCTGCTCCAGGACAGTGTGCTCTGTGCCCTTAGGAGCGTCGTTAGGAGTGAATGGTACTTCACCCTCAGGAAGCAATGAGATCACGCTCTCGTCGAAGTTAGCGATGAGTAGTGAGCGAAGAGCAACCGTGTTGTGCTCATGAAGAAGATTAATCTTCTCTGCTTTAGTTTTGGCGTTGCTCACTTTTTGGAGCACTTCGGAAATTAACAGTTTCATTTTTTAAATGGTGATGAACTACGAAAATAAAATACTCCCATCAGATCATTTAATTGATTTTCTTGAAAGTATTCTAATGGAATTTGTTTGTCGTTAATATTTATAGAGTTAAATTCATTCAGAATTTTTTGTTCAAGTTCTGCTGGAACATAATCCAAATCAATGAGAGTCCTGTTTCTGTAATAGTTATCAATTTCTGATTTAGTTTTACAGAACAGAGATGGGTCTTGGCTTACCCAAACATCTAGTTTCTTTTGACTGATTGGTTTTTGTCTTTTTTCAGTTACAAATGTATCATCATCTGATAAGAAATTTGGAATTCCATCTGATTTATCACCTTTAATTATATGCTCCTTAATAAAAACATAGGGGTTGTCGGATGTAATATAACTCTTCATAATTGGATTGTATTGATACACTCCAGGATACTTATGAAGTTGAATGAAATCTTTATCTCCAGAAAGAATTAAAATTTTCTCTTCCGATTTCTTGTGTCTGCACAGTACGGAGATAACATCATCTGCTTCGGCACCCAATATTTCCACAACTTTGTATGGAAAGTACTCTTTAATTTCATCACGAATTTTATTTAATACATCAAAGATTGAATGCCAATCTAACCCAGAGCTTTTACGATCTTTTTTCCTATTGTATTTGTAGTACGGGAAAAAATCCTTCCGCCAGTAATGTTTACTGTCGTATGCTAATACTACTTCACCATATTCTTGTTTGTATTGTTTTTCATATGATATCAAACTTGTTAGAACCATATGGCGGACGAGTTTTTCATTTAACTCGTCCTTTTTTATTTGTGCCATCAGGTTACTAATCATAACCTGATTCATATCAACAATAATCATCCTCTTCTTCCTCTTCTTCAATAAATCTTAGCGAGAGTAGCTCTTCATTAATCACAATTCCATATTCATCATACATTTCGGGATGAAGTTGAGGAGAATTATTTTTATTATAAAAATTATAAATGATGTCGTTAATAAACCAACCAGCTATAATTCCGACTATAAGAAATAGAACTACAAAGCAGCCCATAAAAAATAGGATTGTAGGCGATTCCATTTTTAATTCTCCGAGTGACTTGGGTTAGGTTAGTCCCTCCAAACAAATTCAAATTTAAAAAGAAATTGTTTTTTTCGGAGGGCGAAAGATTTAGTAATCTTTAAACCAGATGTTTTAGGTTCTTTCTCGGCCCTCCTGAGCATTAGCTCCACACCTTTATTTATGGCAATTTGTTTATCGTCATTCATTTTTTTTAGAACTTACTAAACCACGCTGAATAAAATACTTTGCTGTTTCCATTAACCCACCAACAGGAACATCGTCAATAATACAATAAGGAAATCCTGCTGCTTGAGGATAAAGATTCCTGAATTCTTCAAGTAACATATCTTTTCCAACAAGAATTGCTGTGTATTCAACATTAGCTCTATCCATAAGCTCTTTAATTGTAGTGCAGTAGCTACAACCAAGTGTTGTGTAAATGATAATTTGCATCGTAATAAAAAAACCACCTACTCATTGTAGGTGGTCTTGGGCATTTTGTCAAGTGTGTTGGGCGAAGGTGGTTTGAAATCCACTGGCGGTCGGTAAAGATTTGGCCAAGTGTCTCGAATAATTTCAGCTAATTTGTCTGGTGTGTTTTCATCAATCATTTCAATTAATTTTTCTTCTCGGTGGATAACGATACAAATTAGATGGTGTTTCTGGTTTCATCCAGTTATTAATTTTAGTATAGTTTTCTTCCGTAAAGAACCACTGATTAGAATACCATTCTTCCCAAAAAGTATGACCTTTAGATTGATTACATGAATGACAACATGCCACTACATTTGTTTTGGTATCTAGACCACCTTTACACTGAGGGAGGATATGATCTAGTGTTATGTTTTCTTCTGATCCACAATAAGCACATTTGTTGTTCCAAGAATCCTTTATATTCTGCCTCCATAATCGTTTTGCCTCACCCTTAGATGCTGTATGAAGATTAAACAGGTAGTCCTTGGGCGAATGAAGGGGACCCATAAGTGCTTGCAGCGTATTAATATTTATAAATTGCCTGAAAAAATTATTTCTTATAAATAAATCTAGGAAGAGAAATCTTCTGATTAGAGTTAAAGACGTATTACTAAAAGATTCCTTATTGGTTCTTTCATTAATGCCTCATTTAGCAGATAAACTTCAAATAACCTTTGTGTTATTTGTGGTATAACCTTGCATCAGTATCTCTAATCGGGTAATACAATCCGATTCTAAAGCGTAATACTCCCAGAGGACTCATTCGTAGAGCCATCTGTGGACGGACTCTTCTGGCGTTATGTCAGGAAGGGATTGGATTGTGTTGCTCACAAATAAACCCATTCTTTCCTTAAGGAGAAAAACACAAATG